TCCAGCCGCCCATCCACCTGTCGTTTTTGCTGATTCTGTTTAGGCTATGGTAGGTCACAACTGTGGGGTGAAAGGCGTATGTTTCTACGATTCTACGCAGTTCCACTTCTGCTCTAAATCGCAGTTCGGTTCCTGTGATTCCAGTCTTGTCTACCGTGAATATGTGGATTGGCACGGTTTCTTTGTAGCCTATGATTTTGCCGTTCCAGTCCACTTTCGGGGTGGTTGTTGGACTATCCACAATAAAGATTATGTCAATGTCTTTTGTGCCATAAAAGACAAGTTTTAGCGGGTAGGGCGGATCCGCGTAGCTTACGATGAAGGCAGCGTTTGTTATGTTATCGTCTTCTTTCATGTTAGCCGCTGTCAACTTCGTGTCTAAGAAAACTTTTGCGCGGTCTCTTGCATCGTAAACCATAGTTTAGGCTCCTATTCATGTAGTGGTAGATGGGTGAGTTGGCATTCATAGAAGATTAGCTGGTCGCCAACATAGTGGCTTTTTATCGAGTCTATCACATAATAGACTCCGCTGCTGTCTTTGATTTCGTCTCCTTCGCTGATTGTGTCTTTTGTGAAGCCTACTGCGTCGCTTCTGAAGATTACGCCCATGCTTGTGACCATCTGCATTGCGGCTTTGCCGACTATGGGCATTTCGATTGTTGCTCCTGCCGCAAAGCTTTTGGCGTAGATTCCTGTGGTGCCGTCTTGTGCGCCCAATGATAGGACATAGTGGGTTACGTCTACGCTTGCGCCTAGGCTTTTGATTCTTCTTATTAGCCGCGCGTAGGGGTTGAGGCTACTCATGTTTTTTTCTCCATGTTTTTGTCTTCTGTGGTTGACACAACTTTGCCGTCTTTATCAGTGACCACTATCTTAAGGAGCGTTTTCATGGTTGCTGTTTTCTCGATTGTTGGCGTTTATGTCACCTCCTTTATACTGTGGTTCTGAATGTGAAGCTTATTGTGGCGGTTTGTCCGTCTGCTACGGTGATGGTTCCTGTGAGTTCACGGACAATACAGAAAATATATCCTGTATCATACGCGTCACCTTTTCTGCACCATGTATATGTGTATATTCCAGCTTCTTCTATGGTCACGTTTCCGCCGCTGTTGTTTATGAATGGTCTTTGTACTTTGAAGTCAATGTTTGCGCCAACCTCTGCTGAAGTTACCCAAGTGTGTGAGGAGTAATCAAGTTCTCCTGCTGCTTGACCGTCAGCTATTTGAGTGTTCAGTTTGTAGTCTAAGTTGTCTACTGCAGTGTTGTCGCTTCCAACAACAATACCATAAGTGTCGTCATCTTCTATTGCGTCAACCGCTAAAATATATTTTGGAGTATGAGACATCGCAGTAAAAATGCTTCCCATCTGTGCTGCTCTTGAAGTGTTAGAAGTATCAATGATGTTTACAATATCGCCGTCTGCACCAATAGCATGTCTGAAAAATGCTTCTTGTAGTTGTAGGTACTGTTTTACAAAGCTACGGCATAGTCGCTTGCGTGTTCTTCTTATTAGTTTTCCTGTTTTGGTGTCAGTTACGGTTATCTGAAAATACAGTTTTAATGGTGTATACATTTTTGTGTTTCTCCATTTTATACTACTTGAACATCTAAAATCGTGCCTATTGAACAGGTGAATGTTTGATTATTTCTTGGACCATCAACGTCCAAGACTGTGCCTGCTGAACAGGTTTTCTCAGTGTTATCGTACGCCACTACATCATCAAGAATAGACTCTATCGTCAATGGTTTAAACGATGCTGCTCCAACATTCAATGATACTCCTCCCTCAGTTGGCGGTGCGGGCCACGGGTAAACAGTATCGCTTATGTCACCGGGGAAAAGCATTGATAGTTCGCATTCATAATAGACTGTCCTGTCGCCAACGGTTACGTCTTTCACGGTAGATATGACGTAATCAAGACCAGTACTGTCTTCTACTCTGTCTCCCTCAAACACTTGGGTATCCGTGAAGGCTGTAGCAACATTCTGTGCATGCACTCCAGACGGTAAGCTAAAGACTATGGGAGCGTGAGGAAAAAGTAGCATGTCAATCGTTGATGGCGTATATCCCCGCGCATACTGTCCTGTGGTGCCGTCTGGTGCGCCAAGAACCAAAGCGTAGTATGTGACTGAGGTGCTTACGCCAAGTTTCTCTACGCGCCGTATGAGTGCATCAAATATGTTTGGCACATTAAATCCTTACCTACACACGTTCAAAACTTGTTCCGCGCAGTCTTTTGATTCCCTTATTAATTAGCTTCATGAAAATTCTGTAGTGTGGATCGGAAATGATGCTTGTAACGCTTATGCTCTGCACTGCAACGTTTGGTCCCTTGTCTAGATATGCTCTTACTAGGAGTGCCGCTAACATTTTAACTACGACTTCTTGCGCCGATGTTAATGTCACAGTTTTGTTTGGGCTTGCCCCTGTTAGGTTGCTCATGCTTATTCCTGCTTCCATATTGATGTAGTTTATTGCGTTGTCTATTAGGTACTCAAGATTTGCAATTGCTATATCTGCTACTACCCATCCGTTTTCATCTAAGATTTGCTGCGCTGTTATAGCTACCAAAAAATCACCTCATAAGTTTAACGTGTTTAGGTAAGGTAAACCATGCAATTATACTGTATAGTTTTTTGGTCTTCTAGCACTCAAGTCAGAAGCCAACCGCCACCTTAAACACACGCCCCGCTTAAAGTCCTTGGGCGTCAAGTCTTTGGGATAGGTGCAGTTTCTGTTGCGTGGAGGCTTCTGGCTTAACTTGAAAAGGGCACAGGTTGCACAGGTATGCGGAATCTTCAGTGCCAAACGTTCCATGATTAGCTTATCAATCTGCTGTACTAATATTTTCTTCTCCAAACACAACCACTTCTCCATCTTTTTTGCGCATAAGCTTTAGGGGTCCATGCTTGCGAAGCTTATGCATAACCTTGATAAGGTCTTGCAGTATATCTCTGTCCAGCTTAAACGCTTTGCAGGTTTCCAGTTCTTTGCCCCGGTGAACCCATAATCGTGTCCTTTTGGGACCCAGTCTTATTTCATGTAGGGGATTCTCACAGAAATTACAGTGTTTTTCCAATAGTCAGTCCACTCCTTTGGATGCTCATACCGCCAGAGACTGCAATCTTTACATAGGGGAATCTCATCTTGTCGCCCTTCAACATGCAATCTTCGTATGTCCTGAAACTTACGGTTATTGAATATATCCTTTTCAACATGAACGTTTCCTAGTGGCATGCTACATTCATGGTCTAGACAGCAGGGAACCACTGTTCCGTCGGATCGAATAACAAGAGTACCCCACAGTCGAGGGCATGGGTCTCGGCGTTCTGCGGGGGGTCCCCAAATTTTCTGCTCCCATTCAGGGTTATAATTGCTGGTGAGTCCACACCATGCATCATAGAATCCAACGCCTACTTGATCCACGGTTTTTCTCCATTTAGCGGTGAATTTGTGTGCACCCACTGTTTCTGGCATGACGATTAGGCGCATGTTTATTTGTGGTTTGTTCCATCTTAACCGTTTTCTTAGGCGAACAAGACTTTTGATGTTCTTTTGTACTTGGTAAAAGTCGAATCCAGGTTGCAGTTTGTTGTAAACTCTTTTGGTTGTGCCGTAGAAGCTTATGTTCAGTTCGTCTAGTGATTGGTGTTTTATGATTTTTGTCCATGTTTCTGGGTTGTAGACTGTCATGTTTGAGAAGAGTATTGTTTTTGCTTTTCTGTTGAATTGTTTTGCTGATGTTAATATGGCTGTGAGGCGGGGTTCTAGTAGTGGTTCCTGCATTCCAAAGGGGACTATTTCGTTCACCTGTGGTGCATAGTCATAGAGTATTTGTAGAATTTGGCTCCATGAGGCTCTGCCCTGTCTTTTCATGTTGGGGTACTGACAGAAGGTGCATTTGCCGTTGCAGTTGGTGTTTGTCTCGAATTGTATCTGGGACGGTCTACTGTGTAGTTGATTCAATATAAAGCCCCATTGGGGTCAAAATGTTTACAGTGCAAACGAGTATCAAACCCGGTGGTAAAGCCTAAAGCATGAGTCCACTGCATAAAAGCTATATCCTCACTACAGTATCCGCCATCAGACAGGTAATATCCAATATGCTCCATAACCTCGCGTTTAACTAGGCTGCAGCCACTGCCGAAACTTACACGCTTGGCGAAGAACTTCTTATCAGTTATTAGCAGATAGAAGAGTGGAAGGTTAATCCAGTATTTACGAAGCTCCTCCTTCAAGGTTGGTTCTAGGTCTCTTCGCTTGTACATTTCGTTGATGTGCCACTCATAAGTCCAGAACATAGGATAAGGATTCACGCGTGGAGGTGCGCCTTCTTTGTCGAAGGCTCTGCCCCGTTCAGGACGTTGCATAATCAACGCGCTTGTCACATCTTGGCTCGATTTGAGTAAGCCTTTGAGGATGTGTCTTTCGGGGGGGTTGTCTCCGCCCAGTAGCCAAAAGTATTCTGCGTCTCCGTCAAGGAATTGTTTGCGTAGTTCATGCAGGTTGCAGATTACGGCGTAGTACTGTCCCCAGCGTTCCTTCTCTTCGCTTGAGGGCTTGACTACGGTTACAGAGATTTTGTGTCTGAAGGTGCTATTGTCTATGTGTGTCTGTAGTCTCTTCGTGAACTCTAGGTCTTCTGGGATGCCTCTGTCGGTTACGGCGATGTTCACGGTTAACTTGTCTTTGGGGTAGTCGATGTTCTGTATAGATGCGAGCATGTAGAGAACAGCATACTCTTTGATAGCGCCAATCGGGATTGAAAGCCACACCTTTGGATAATCAATCAAGACCAATTACACCTTGATGTAGTTTATGGTGACAGTTAAAACATAAGAGTGCTATTTCTTTTGTTGTTGTGTTGTAAATTCTATATCGTTCAAGAGAGTTTGTGGCTACAAGTCTTTTTCTATCTGAATCGCCATTTATATGATGAATGGTCAAACAAGCTGGCTCTGTTTCTCCACAGATTTTGCATTTATTTCCCAATTTACCAAAAACTTCTTTTTTGACTAGGTCTTTTCTTCGTCTATAATGTCTTTTTGATGCCGCATTTCGTTCTTGTCTATGTTTTTGTCCATACCTTTTGTGATAATTTTGTATTTCTTCTACATGACGAAGACAATATTCTTTATTATATGCACTTTTGAGTTTTTGGTCAAAAATAAATGTTTTATGACATCCACAACATCTAGTTTGTCCGAGAATCGAGTTACTACGCATCTGTTTTCCGCAGTGTGGACAGGTTACTAAAGACATAGTTTACTAGAGTCCTGCTAGTCTGCGTAGTTTGCTTCTGATTCTAGAGTATGTTGGATAAAATTCTGTCATGTGTTGTCGCTGTGTTGGATTTAACAGAGCCTCAGGCAACTCAGCAATAGCCGCCTCAGTTTCAGCGTCCATTCTACGATATTTATCAGTGAGATTAATTAGTTCTTCTGGTTTAAAAGGAGTCTCTGTTGATTCTGGAACTTCTGCAAGTATACCCGGCATTACATTTATTTCTTCTGTTTGTGTTGGATCAGTGAATGGCTGCGATACTATGATTGGCTCTTCTTCAGTTACTGGTTCAAGCTTCTTCACATCAGACTGAGTGTACGTTGCCTCTTCCTCTACTTTTTTCTTACTTTTTCGGGGTTTCCTTTTTCTTACCAAGTTTTTTCACCCACCTCCTTAATATTTTCCTTTGCTCATTCTATGCTTACGAGGCGCACGTTTACCATACCAACTACTCCAATCCACTTCCACGCTAATAGGCATCTTATCTGAGTAAACATTATGGGTTGTGCAGTAATAGGCTCGGGCTTGCGTGTCGTCGCCCTCATGAGCCTCCTGGTTATGCAGTCCAGACGGCCACTTCCAACGTCCAGTGAATGCGTCTGGTCCCGCGGTTTTGGCTACCATTGTGCAGTCGCTTGGTTTTGTTCCGTGACTGCAGTAGAGATGGCAGTCGCAGTCTACTTCTGGGATGCCCTCCTGTGCGCTGAGGCGTTTGTGGCATCGTGGACAGGTTACGTTTGCTCTTCTAGTCACTTGCATTATTTATCACCAAACCACTTCTCAAACCAATTATTTATCTTTCCCACATAATCGAAATCACTGCAGTCATTTATAGGAAAGTCTTTTTTTGCCTCATCAATCCAAGAACTAACTATGCCTAAATCAGTAACTGTATCCTCAGCAAGAGCAGCACTGTTCTTGTAATGCCCCGCTTTTATTATTCGTTTCTTGAGTTCTCCCTCATTTACTTCCATTTTGTTCTTCCAACCTCCTTCTTCAGCAATGTGATTAGGCTTTCGATGAGTTTGCCGCAGTCCTCGCAATAGTGTGGATGGTAGGCTCGGCTGTAATGTATGGTTACTGGAAGCATGGCAAACATTTTGTCGCATAGATTGCATTTATGAATCTTTGAATGCTTCACATTGTCCTCCTTCACATATCACTTGTTGGTAATAAACTTATAAAATGTTCGATGTAATCTTTCATCTTGTCTGGATCGCAAACAAAGTCTCTGCAAACCGTTGGGCGACTCTCATAAATCAATCATGACGGGTTGTACTCGCTGTCTATCCCCCAGAAGGGACAGAACCTGAAAGGTGGAATACTGCGTATCCAAATCCAATCTAGAATAAACTTGTGATTAGGGTTTGATGGGATGTGCCATGCTGTCATGCAGCACATCCAACATCGCTTACATTTCATCATTATCCCACAAAAAGGGGGAGAAAATAGAATATTACCACAAGGTAATAATTCTATGATTCTGTCATCACGAAGACGCTGTCGTTGTAGATAGATACGCTATCCTGACGGGCCGTAATAGTTGCGCCAACCATGTCTCGGATTGGGTCGCTGTAGTTTTCGATACGCAACCAGCGTTTACGTCCAGAAAGCAGTGCATAGTCCTTGTCGAAGACGATGGTTACTAGGTCGGTTCCTGCTTTGGCGTTAGTTAATGTGGATACGTCGCTGTAGACGATGTTCATGCCTGCCATCTGGGTGGGCCATCCGCCTACTATGAATTTGTTATAGAGTTCGCTGTCATTGCCTACCAATCCGCTTGTGTTGAATACGCTGTGAAGTGCCGCGCTATGGGTCAAAACACACGTATCAGACACGAAACCGTCTGTCAGGTTGCCATTCATTGCCGTTAGGATGTCATTTGTGGCTCCGCCTGTGAATAATGTTTCGTCTGCGTCTCCTGTGACTCCGCTGTTGACTGTGCCGTCTCCATCAGTGCTTGCCTTCATGACAATTAATGCTTCATTGGATGCGAATTCGCCCATTTCCCGTCCTGCATTTCTGAGGTGCATTTCGATAACGTCGAATGCTGCGTCTTCGATTAGGTCATTGGTTATTTTGAAGTTTATTCCGAAGGGTGTGCTGAAGTCTAGGGTTGCCTGTTCTGTTGCGATTGTTTCTGTCGGCATCGCCCCGCCTGAGGAATACTTTTTTGGTAGGTAAGATTCGTCGATTGCGATGTCCACGTTCATGGTGTTTCCGCCGATTTGCTCGGCTGGAATCATGGCGATGCTTATGTCCGCTACGATGTCTGCTTCGACTGCGCTGTCGTACATGATCTGATAGATTTTGGTGGGTATCAAATAGGCTGCGCCTGCCGTGGTTGATCCTACGTGTCCAAGAAATTCGCGTAGTGGTGCGGCTTTGATTGTGTCCCATACTTCTTTGACTATTGCCGGTTTTAGGCGGTCGCTTGCTTCTTGTTTGTATCCTGTGCCCCATAGGTTTGTTTCGTTGTAGTCGAAGTAGCCATGGTCTAGCTGTTTCATGACTTGCTTTAGGGTGGGTTCGGTTTTGTCTCGCATTTCAGTTATACTTAACATTGTATTAGTCTCCTATACGTTGCCTGCAGATATGCCGTCTCCGCCGAGCAATGTTAGCACTTCGTCGCCGACGTCGCCTGCTTGTAGGACACACCCGAGAATATGCTGTGTTGCGCTGTTGATGTAGATTGTAGTTGATGCGCCCATGCCTACAACGGTGATTGAGCTGCCGCTGATTACGAGGTTGCCGATGGTCAGGGTTTCGCCTAGAGTCAGTTTCACTATTCCGCTGAAGGCTACGGGGACGATTGCGCCTGCAGCTCCTGCGGCTTTCAGGGCTACTCCTATTCCGTCTCCTACAGCAGCGGATTTGTCAACTGCTACATAGTCTATTACTGAGGTTCCATAGGTGACTATTTCGTTTGCGTTGAATGCGTTTTCTGCTACACAGAATCCACATATGAGTCCGTCTACGATGCTTCCTTCTTCGTCTGGATACCAGTCTGTTGCCATTTGTTGTTCACTTTCCTTTATTATTTATTCTAGAGTCTCCTCTAGGTTACGAAAAAATTGTAACTATGAAATTAGGGAGAAAATTTAGTATTGATGATAAATGCCTTTTCCAGTAACTGCTGATGCTCCGGCAGCCGTTGTTTTTCGCACCTCAATTTTCACGTTTTTTCCTTTTAGCCAAGGCAATCCGGAATCTAGTGAGGTGACGGCGGCGTTTTTTGCCCCCATAGTGATTACTGCTTGTCCAGTGGTGCATACTACGATTGCAGGCAAGTTTGAGTATGGATCGGCTGCGAATGTGCAGTCGACTCCTGCAGCGCATGAAATCGTTGTGCCGTCTATAGTTACTTGTATTTCAAGTGTTTCATCTGCGACGGTAACGCCAACTGCAAAAGCGTCAACGGCTATGTCGATTCCTTCTAGTGCAGTGTACCATGTGTTTTGTACTGCGCCTGCTTGACTGAAATTGAGTTCCTTATATTTGGGGGTTGTTAATGGGTAATGTGTTGTCATCTTTTATGTCTCCGTTAGACGGAATATGCTGTCGTTATATAGTGATACGCTGTCTTGTCTGCAGCTTATTGTTGCTCCTGCAAGGTCCTCTATTGGTTTGGCGTAGTTGTTGATTTTGAGCCATCGTTTACGTCCGGTTAAGAGTGCATGGTTTCTGTCGAAGATCAATGTTATACAGGCGGTCATGGCTGCGCCGATTGCGTCTGTGCTGTCGTGAAGTTCTGTGCTGGTGGATTTTATGACGTCTAAGTCTGACAGTTGTAGGTCGTAGCCGCCTGTTCCGCGGGATACAACCCAGCCTACCTCAGCTGCTTGTGTGGCGACGCTGTGGCCCCATGCGCTGGGTGTGATTATCATGGTGTTTGCTATGAATCTGTCGTCTCCTACTTCGATTACTGCGTCTCCTATATCAGCGGTTGTGCCGTTTACCAGTTTGGTTTCGTCTGCGTCTCCTGTGGCTGAGTTGTTTATGGCTCCCCAGCCGTCAGTTCCTGTTTTGAGAACGTTCAGTGCCAAGTCTGTGCCAAAGTCTCCGAGCGCCATAGCTGCCTGTTTGAGGTGCCAGTCTATCATGCTATAGGCTGCGTCTTCTATCAGGTCTGTTGTTATGAGTATGGGTATTCCGAAGGTTTTTGGTGTGATGGTTGCTTGTTCTGTTTGGACTGTCATGGTTGGTTTGGCTCCTCCTGCAACGTAGTATTTGGGTTTGTAGGTTTCGTCTGATACTATGTTGACTTTGAGGTCTCCGCCTTCCCATCCATCCACAACGTGGCTGAAGAGTGGCACTTTGTCTGTTAGGTGGCTGTAGCCGATTAGGTCAACGTGTAGTTTGTCTGGGACCATGTAGTCTACTCCGGTTGCTGATGCTCCGCCTCTAATTAGGAATTCTTTTAGTGGTACTGTTCGTAGCATTTCCTGTAGTTCAGCACGTAAGGAGAGTTTCTGTACGTTTAGTATGGATGCTCTTGTTGGATGAAATTCGGCGTAGCTGTCCATCTGTCTTTCGATGAGATCCAGTTGCTCTTTAACCTGGTCTTTCTGTACTGCTTCTTGTAGACTAAGCATTGTTATTTCCTCCCTTTGTCTGTGATGGGGTCTGGAATGTGTGGTTTGTCTTTTGTCTCTTCGGTTTCTGTTACTCTTTCACTGTGTGCCTTGAACTGTGGCTTCACTTTGTCTTCCAGATTGTCTATTTTGACGTTGATTTCTTTGAGTTGGTCTGCAATTTCTTTTACTTTGTTCTTCTCAGATTCTGCTAGACGTTCTTCTAGGGACTTGATTTTTTCGTCTCTTGCTTCAGCGTTCTTGTCTGCTTCCGCCAATAGTTTCTCGAAGGTTTCCTTTATGCCCTTAAGTTCGTTGACTTGTTTGGTTAGGTCTGGTAGGCTCTTTGTGGATTCTGCAAGTTTTGCGTCAAAACCGTCTGTGACCTTCTTTGTGACTTCTGCTATGTTAGCTAGGTTCTTGTTGGTGTCTTTGCTTCGTTTAGCTATGTCAGTGGCAAGACTCTCAAATCGTTTCGTGTTAGCCGTATGTATAATAGGTTCTTGATCTAAAATTTCTTTGATTTTTTTCTTTGTAAATACTTCTTGCGCTTTGTTTGCGTCAACTATTTCCTTCAGTTTCTTGTCTGTGTTCTGTGCCTGTGTCTTGTCAGTAGATTGAATCCAAGTCTCAAGAGCCTTAAAGTGCTTAGTGATAGCAGAATTGTTGGTGTTAACTGCCTTAACTACGTCTATCAGGTTCTTGGTGTTGGATGCGTTGATGGCATTTACTGACTTGTTCGTGAACTCAAGTACCTGTTTTAGTTGTTTAGGGTTGGTGAGTGAAAGTGAAGCTACTGCTTCTGTTAGCTGATTGACTGCAGACGCTATTTGGACATCGCGGACGTATGGTTTATAGGTTCCTATCGTTTCCTGTAGTGTTTCCTTTTCGACTTTCTGTTTGATAGAGGCACAGTAGGCTGCGGGGTCTTCCTTGTCTTGGTTTTTGGATACACAGTCCTCGAAGTTGGTATATCCTCCAAAGGGTTCGCCTAGTCTAAGTTTGAGGGGCAACTTGATTTCTGTCACTTTAACTTCTGGCGGAGTTGGCAGAACTGTAACTGGTGCTTCTGGGATTTCCTCTGCCTTGTCCTCTTTTGGCGGGGGTCCTACAGCGGGTGCTACAGGTTGGTCTTCAGGAAGTGTTTCTGCCTTGTCCTCTTCAGGCTCTTCCGTTGCTACGTGAGGTAACACTGGCTGCACTGGAGGTAGTTGTGAGCTTGGGGTTTCCTCTGTTTCTGTGGCTGCTGGCTCCTCATCTGCTACACATGCGTCTCCGGCTTCGTTGGGGTGGTATCCTTCTGGGCAGTCTAGCTGTTCAGTGGCTAATGGAACACATGATTCTCCATTCCATCGTTCTTTGCCTATAATACATCCATGTTCATCTTTTTCTTCCTCTTGTTCTGTGGCTATGGGTGTGGCTATGCATTTTTCACCATCCCATTTTTCTTTGCCTATGACACATCCGTGCTCGTCTGTCTCTGGTTCCTGTTCCATGACTTTGGTCTCTGGTGGGGGTGGCAAGTCTGGTACGGGATGTTCAGGTTCCGTTTCTGTCTTGTCTTCTTTGGGTTCTTCAGTGGCTACGTGAGGAAGTACAGGGTGAGTGGGCGGGTTCTGCTCTCCTACCGGGTCGGTTGCGGCTGCGTCCTTTTTTACTTGTTCTTCTTCTTGTTCCTTCAGTTGTTTTGCTCTGTCTGCTGTTATTCTCGATATTGGCGTTATTACTGCTTTGTCTCCCAATTTTTTTGTCATGTCTTCTTTTTCCTTTTTCGTTTTTATTACCGTTTCCAGTAACCGTGAAAACCCTTTTGTTGGGGCTGTTTCCGCTAATTCGATGGAGGTATTAATTATCCCTGGTTCCTCTGGACTGATGACTAGGCTGAGTGCTCGTCCCACAATTCCTCTTGGTTCATAATTGAAGTTTCGTATGAAGTGCTCGTTGACCATGTGATCTTTGAAGCTGTCTACATCATAGAAGTCTTTGCCGCAGTGACTACAACGATTGAAAAGGTAGTCGGCCTCGATGCTAACCCCTTTCACTTCTACACTTTTGTTTCTAATCAGGTCTACATATGGTTGCTTCTTGATGTCAGCCATGTACTCCATTTGCCCATCCTCATACTCCATCCAGCGCACATTTCCAACGACTTTTCTTCCATCGTACATAGGATGTGATTTGCTGTAGGGTGCATGATTAATTGTGCAAGGAGTCCCAATGAATGTTCGTGCACCCTTGATTAGTTCTTCTTCGACGTATTTGCGTTTGTTTCTGCTTACTTGATTCTTTTTGACGGCAACTCCCTTTATTGTTACTGTATTTTTTCCAACATCTACTATTTGAAAGGCGGGTGCTGCCATCCAACTGAATGATTCTTTTATGTTGAATTTCGTCATGTTATATTATCTCCAAGAATTCTGTTAACAATCCAAGAAATTCTCTGTCCTCAAACAGGTCAGGCGGTATCTTTCTTATTTTGTAGGGGCGGGTTCTTGATGTGTAAGTGACTGATTGGGGTGCTGAGGGTGGTGGAGGTGGAACATAACCGTATTCGGGCCAGATGTCTTCTTGCCAGCAGTTGCTAGGCCAAGCCGTAGTCTGCCAAACACCTGCCGTGACAAGTGCCATTAAGCACCATCTCGAACCACACTTGTTCTGTTACCGACTGCCGTGACCGTGTAGACGAGTCTGTCTTTGGTGTCGCCTGTGTCTCTGAAGGTAAGGGTTGTTGTGCCTCCTCCAGAACATTTTCCAGTTAAGAAGGATAGCATAAGTTTGATGGAGTGTCTACCTGTGAGTGCTCCCTCCATCACTTCGTCCCAGATGCCGTCGATTCCCGCTGCGGCTAAGGCATTGCATGTGCCTATTGTGACTCCTGACTGGTCGGCTGCCAAGCTGAATCCTGCCTTGTCGGTGAGTGCTCTTGCTGCTGTGCCCCATACCTTGTCGGCTCCTGCCTGTGTGATTCCCACATCGTTTGTTACGTCTGTGGTTGCGGTTGCCGTGTCAACCAAAGTTGTCCGATCACACAAAGTTACACCATCAACTAACGTAGTTTGATCGCAGAGTGTTACGCCGTCTACCAATGTTGTTTGGTCACATAGTTTTACTCCTGTAACCTTGTCAGTTGCAGGATCGTAGCCAGCGTCAGCGAAGTCTTTCAAATCAGTTGCGGACTGTGCGACTCCACCCATCTGTGTTAGGTCTGCCTGTAGTGTGTCGCTGCCGCATATTGAGTCGTAGAAGTTTGCTGTGACTACCATATACTCATGATAGACTGGCAGGGCTCCTGCCATGTGACAGCATAGTTGGAGAGTGCCAAGAGTGTTAGTGTCTGTTGCATTTAATGGGCAATTATAGTATCCTAAGTCATCATGTGTTGCATCATTGGCGTCGTTCTTTGCTGCCAATGCCTGCCCTAGCTTGCTGAGTAGAACGTGTTCATCCTCGATTGTTAAAGCTTCTTCTGTGTCTTTGCCATTTGTTTCATCCATGAATGGTCCAATAAGAACATCTACTGCAGTTGATTGTTTGAGCCATAATCCCATTTCAATTACCTCAATCTTTTTATGTTACTTCCATTTAATTATTAATCAGGTGTTACTTGTGGAGGTTTGGAAACCAATTAATGGGTTTAAGCGATTCTATGAAGTTTCGACACATGGACAAGTGAGACGTATAAAGAGTGCATCAGGAACTAATAAGGGACGGTTGCATAAACCTGTAATCAGAAACGGCTATCAACAAGTACTGTTGAGTTGCGATAACCGTCTGACACTTTGTTGGATTCATAGATTAGTTGCCACAACCTTTCTTGAGCAACCATCAGACAGATATGAAGTAAACCATAAAGATGGAAACCCTTTGAATAATAGCCTTGAAAATTTGGAATGGGTTACACGTTCAGAGAATATGTCACATGCTTATCGAATTGGCTTGCGAAAACCTGCACCACAAAAAGGCGAGAAAAACGGTAGTTCAAAACTTACTGAAGATGCCGTTATTCAAATTCGTGAATTTGCGGGAAAATTAACTTTCTCTGAAATGGCGAAACAGTTTGGAGTTAATAGACAGACAATATATAGAGTTATCCATCGTAAATCATGGAGACACATATAGAAGAGTCCCATGTTTTTATCCTCTTATTATCTTGCTTATATGGTGCCCATAATGGTGCATAAAAACAGGAATAGATGTTGCTGCTGGTGGTGTCCATGTGACCTCAAGTTTAGCGGCTGTATCTGGGAAGCCGTCAAAAGAATCAAACCATTTATTTTGGTTGTCCTCAGAGGCATCGCCCTCGTCAACTCGAAGCCCAAGATAATTTCCAGAAGAGTAACCGCCTCGGTCGATAAAAGCTTGAACCAAGGTTTTGATGTCTGGGCTTGTATACCACGTATCAGCGGTCCAAGAGCCAAGGCTCCAATTCACATTCCCTGTTACAGCGTAATCAAACGCTAAATTAGGTAAGGAAGGACAGGAATCAGAATCAACCAATTTTATTCCAGTAGTGAAAGCTGACCCTGCTTGACCTTGGGCATAGAGCTTTAAATATGCTGAATCTATTGTGGAACCGTCTGGAATAGTGATTGCCCATCTCATGAAACCTCTACCAATTATCTGTCCGCCACTTACCCAACGACTAAATTGAACAAAATTAGCTGTATACTGCACTGCAGAACTTACCCAATGACCATCATCAGCGCTTGCTGCGACTATCCATGTTTGATTCGCCATTTAGACAGTCTCCAGCTTAGCTTTTAGTTTCTGTAGCACTTCTAATCTGAATCTTTTGTATTTCTGGCTTTCAGAACTGTTCTTGTTGAATAGTTCTATGAGTTTTTCTTGGTTCCTGAGTATCTGCTGTTGTGTGGCTTGCATCAGAACAAACTCTGGGTCAGACTCCATTATCGTCTGGATTTCTATGTCTACCTGCTTTTTTAGTGCAGTCTTTGCCATTTCCTCGAGTTCTTTCGGGTCCACTAATGGCTGGGTTGGCGGCTGCTCGAATGGTTTAGTTAAGCTCCTGTGTTCCTGTTCCATGATAGTTCCTTCCAGTTAATACGATGCAACCTAACCATAACGCATCTGCAGTTCGGGTGCTCATTCACTTTGATTGTGTTAATGTCCAGTATCTCAAGATAGGGGAAGAAGCCTCTTATGCGGTTGCCATGGTATTCGCCTCCTTCCATGCCCGCGTTTGCTCTGCAGACTTTGCATAGTTTCTGGTCGTTTATTTCGATGTAGAGCCAGATGTCGTTTACGCTGAAGAATGTGGCTCCACCTATGAAGATGCGCTGTTTAGATTCTCTGACAGCACGGACAACATCAACGATCTCTGTCAGGCTTGACATGCACTTCATAGGTTACTCCACTCTGCGGTTTACTTTCACTTGGCTCTCCCTCTTGCGGCTTGTTAGCATCCTGCTGTTGCTGAAGCAGTTTCTCCTCTTCTTTGCTCCAGAACTCCTCATCATACTCAAGACCAAGATGCTCACATGCCTGCTGTGGAGTCTGAATCTTAGAGGCTACCAAACCAACCCAGAATTCGCCTTCCTCCTGCTTATGAACGTCTGGACTTTCAAAGATTATTTCGGGGGTAGATTTGACGCTGAAGCCTATCTGCTCCATGTATGGCTTAAGAAGCTGTTCCTCATAGTTTTCTTTGAGTAGCCACTGTATTGGCTGACCGAGCACGGTCATGACATGCTTGGTCATAACCTTGGCGGATGCTTCTGTGCTATTGTACAGTTTGCTTATCGGCGGAACCATCAGGCCGTCTTGTATGTTGTCTTTCATCAGAGCCATAAGGTCAGATAGTTCACGTAATGGGGTGTCTCCTGTGCCTCCCTTCAGCAGGGATATGGGGATGTTGCGGGCTGTGATTCCCTGTCCGGGTTGCCTGTTCTTCCATGCTCCTTTAGCGGTGTTGTAGTCGGCTGGATTGATTTGGTTAACTGCGTCTCCTAGTGACAGTATTTCGTAGGGCCATGCTTCTTTCTCCATGAAGTCCTTAGCCGATTCTTCCAGCCCAAGCAACGCTTCTGTTTCAACATCTAATCCTATAAGTAATGGTGTGCCGTAGGGCCAACTGTTACTAGACACGTTCCATGCGTAATGCACTATCTGATCGGCTGACCATTTGGCATGTTCTGTACCCCATATTACCTGTCGCCATTCAGTGACTTCTCCTATATCATTATAGAAGGCTGGTTCTATAGATTCTTGGTTGGGGATTATTCTGAAGCCAAATTCGGGAGTAGATGTTTTTTCCCAGAAGCATGATCCGAACTTTCCCATGATGTTAACTGTGTTGTAGAACATGCTGTTTACTCGGTACTGCTTGTTGAGTTTGTCTACTCTCCATTGAGCCTCTTCTGCGAGTGGATAGGTTTCGTCGCTTTTGTTGACTGCTGGGCTAGTGTACGCTCCTTCGCTCATGACTATGCCAGCGAGTGTGAGTATGCCCTGTTTGAGCATTGGATATTGCTGGTACATTTTCTCGAATTTGCTGCATCTGCTCTTCCATGTGTGTTCTCCTATGTAGAATCGCCCAGGTTTGGTTCTTCCTCCAGCTACGTCTACTGTGCCTTTGAAGGCTTCTCGTATGCGGGATATGCCATGTCGGCTTATTTCATAGTTTAATATTCTCATAGGAAGTCTATTCCTCCCTGTTGCCCACCAACCATGTTCCTGCTTACAATCTCCACACAGTCTACTGCGTCATCATATTGTCCTCTTGGAAACTGCACCCACTGCGCCCAGAACTCTGAAGATTGAGTGTTCAATAGTGGGTTGATTAGGATACGTTTTGCTTCAAAGTGGCTGCTCATTCCAATGAACCGTGATTCCTTGTCTTTGAGTGTTGGGGTGGGGACTATGGGTAATCCACGCAGTTCAGGAAGGTACAGTAGCACTTTCTGGAAGGCGTTCGATTCGATATAGATTTTGTCTGGCTTGTACGTAGCATTCATTGTCTGCAATTGCTTAAGGAATAGTGGGAAGGGCACTCTTTCGCACCATACTTCTCTTAGGTAATGCTGCTGCATTGCATTGTTTTTGCTGAGTACGGCTATGCCATGTTTGTCTCCTTCGCCCAATGCGGCGTCTACGCCAAAGCATGTTATGTTGTATGGATATAGGGTTTCCCATGAGTGAAGCCATTCTGCCTTTAGGAGTGATCCTTCCATTCCTGTGGGGTCGTTCTGGTATTGGCAGTCAAAGATTATTGTGCCTATTTCGTTTCGTCTTTCTAAGAGTTTGTTCAGGGGCCAGTATTCGGGCCATAGAACTGAGTTGTCGTCTTGGATTGCTTTTAGGACTGAGTGGTCCCATTTTTCTAGGAGTTCAGCATATATGTCGGCGTAGCTCCATCTTGTGCCTATGACTATGATTCCGCCCCAAGGGTAGAGTGTGGGGTACAATATTTTGTTGAACCAAGTAGACACTTTCTCTAGCTGCAGTCTTGTGCGTATGTTTTCTTCGTCTATGATGTCGTCGCATATGATTAGGTCGTTTCTTCCGCCTGTGATTGGACCCATGAGTCCAGTTGCTTTGACTGTTGGGTTCTTGCTGATTTCTTTTCTTTCTATAATGAACTGTTGTGCTGTCCATTTGATTGGGTTGGATGGTTTGAGATTGCCGAAGAGGTTAATGTAGTTGCTGTCGTGTTCGATGATGCTCATTAGTGCCATGTTGATTGATTCGGCTTGGCTTGCGGTTTTGCTGACTATCTGAATATGTATGTCTGGATAGTTGCCTATCAACCACAGGATGTAGAGTATGATTCCTGTGGTTTTGCCGTGTCCTCTGGGCCAAAGCTGTAGATATTTTTTTAGTCTGTTTGGATGCTGTTTTAGTGGGCTGAAGTCGTGCTGCAGGAATTGGTACCATTTGTTGTGGAAGGGTGCGTTGGTGTAGCCCATCCATTCAGTGAAGAGTAGAAGACTCTGCCTTATGGTCTCCTTTGATATATCTTCGAGCAACAGATTCAAGGAGCTGTCGCTCATCTTCTGGGAGTTGCTCAAGCTTGAATGTTACCTCCTTCCTTTCTTCTATGACCTGTTCAGTTTTGATTTCGGCTCTACGAGTTATGCCTTTACCCATCAAGTAAACGAGTTTGTCTAGTGCCTTGTCAGGGTAAACTTTTTCGACTCTAGGGTACAGTTTAATGAATTGGTCAAAAAGTAGTCGCTCAAAGCCACCTTCTTGTCTCCAAGTGTTTATGGTTCTTATGATTGTTCGTTTGCTACAGTAACAGAGCGTAGCTAACTCATCGTAGCTGTGCTGAAGTATATTCTCTTGTATAATATGTCTTCTCGCTTCAGAAGGTAGGCATTTTGGTGACATTTAGTGACATCTCTTATTTTCTGTTAGTTCCTCTTCCCTTACCTCTGGTAGGACTGCATCCACCACGTCCCCTATTGGCGCGGGTGCCTCGTCCTGAGCCATCACGTTTAGGATTGTCTTTACTCATAATTTCACCTCATTCTGTTTTTGTTTTCTTTTCCATGACCTGACCGCCTCCGGCAGCGCATATGACAGCTGCTTCGGTGAAGGAGGTTGAAGAACCTGTTGTTGGAAGTGTCTGGGTCAAAATGGAGAATCATCTCCTATTCTTTGGTTTGTCTAGGCGTTTGTTGCAGTCTATGCACCATGTTTCTGTTGTGTAGTCTGGGCGTGTTATTGTTGTTGGGTTGTGCCATCTGAGTAGTTTGCATAGGAATATGCGTTTTAGGAGTGACATGATTCTAGGATTGACCCTCCTGCCCAAGAGCTTTGGAAGGAGGAGAGTCTACTTTCCCATCATGCTCCTATATCACTTCTGCGTAGATTGTGGTGTTCCAAGCGTATGTGTCTGGGGC